TGCCATCTTTGTCGTAATCTTTTTTAGCTTTGCTTGCAGCTTTCTTTTCTTCTAAGTAAGCAACTGATTCTTTAACGTTTTTCCACATTGCAGCAGCAGCGATTTTTTTACCTTTTTCACCACCACCTGCACTAGCAGCTACTTTATCAAAGTTTTTACCTGGTTTACCAATGTCGCCGCCTGCTTTAGCTTTTTTAACAACGGCTGATTTTTTCTCAGCTGAAAGACCTGCACTTGGTTTTTTCTTCGCTTCATAAAAAGATTCGTCGGTTTTAGATTCTTTTTTACTTGCATAAGGATTGCCGGTGTCTTGGCTGTTAGTAGAACTTTTGCTTTTTGCATTGTCGAGCTCTTTTTTAAACTTATCGCCATTGCCTTGTTTATTAGAAGAATTGCTTGTGTTTGGATTTTTAGATTTAGGATTGGTTTCAGTTTCTCTAGTTTTTTTAACTGGAGTAATTGATTCTTCTTCTGCTTTTTTAGATTGTTTAGGTTTTTCTTTTTTGGTGATGATTTCATCATCCATTGCGTTGCCTTTTAGATTTTCTTCATCATCTGGAATACCGTTTTCATTTTCGTCTTTACGTTTATGACCGGCATACGTAGCTTTTAATAATCTGTTATATTTTTCAACTTTTGATTTAGTTTTAGCTGGAAGTTCTTTTTCAACAACTCCGGTACCGTTACATGCACCGCATGTGTGTTGAACACCTTCTTTAACTGTTTTAGGTTTTTCAATTTTATCGGCTTGATCAATTTTAAGGGCAGCAAGTGTTTTTCTAGCTTCCATTAATGCATTTTTCATTTGTCTTTTTTCACTTTCTGAGTACATATCACTTTTCTCTATCTTATCGCCGTATTCGCTGAATTTCATTTCGTATTCTAGATAATGATAAACTGAAGAAATATAATCTGCAGCTTTAGTAATTTTAGCTTGAACCCATGATTCAAACTGATCATTATCTTCAATTTTCTTAAATAGTTTTACACTATATTTTGCTAACTTAAATAAGTCAGCTTTAACCATTGCACCTTCGTCATCGCTTTCGATGTTGTGGTCTCCGTGATTAATTTCACTATGTGAAATATCAACGTCGGGTGCTTGTAAGTCGAATTTAGGCAACTCTAATTCAAGACCTGCAAATTCTGAAAGTTTTTTTCTTTGTGTCATGGTAAACTCCGTTATAGTATATTTAGCTTCTTTTAATGGTTCCGCCGGTAAATAAGTCTCCGCCTTCCATTTGTGTGCCAAATAAATTACCTTTTTTTCCTTTAATATCTAATGCGTTTACAGCAGTGCCGTTTTTATTTTTTGGTTGCACTGTTTTAGTTTGAATTACCTTTGTGCCGCTTTTACCAGGAGATCCACTGTATGCTTTCATTTGTCTATTCTTTCCGATTGTGCCTACTGGGTTTTCAACTGAACCTATATTTGCTGAACTAGTCGCGCCTGCTGATGCAAATTCATTTATAATTTCTCTAATTTTCATTAACGGTTACCCCACAGTTCGAACCATGCAGGAGTGCCAGGTTTGATATTATTTTCGCGTTGATACTTACCTCGATCGTCATTTATAATCGAATCTTGTGTTTTAGCAGCACGGTATTCATGTAGTCTTGCTTCAGACCCTAAACCACCTAAATAACTTGCGATTTTTAATTCTTGTATTGGGTCATCGGGTGCAAGAAAACAGTCATCAGGACTGTCTTGTAATATACTGTCTGTTGTTATTTTATACTGTTTCACATCTTAAACTCCGTACTTGTTTTTTTTAATAACAGCAACAGGGCTTTTAGTATGCGTATCGTTACGTTCGTTACTATCTTTTGATGTTAGAGTTTTGCTTGTTAACCCGATGTTCTTTTTGCTATTATTAATAATTTTTTGTTCAGCATCTGTATATGCAACTGTGGTCATTTGATTTCCGACTGGACTTGCAGAATCATACGGATGATGTTCTTGAGTTCCTCTAGCCATATCGATACCAAATCGATACATTGTATAATACGAAGTATCATTAGGATATGTTTCCATTCCTTTTATTGCTGCTTGATAATGATCATGTACTTTACTTGAAGTACGTGGTTTTTTCTGTTTACCACCTTTTCCGGCGGTATTAGAATCCTCGGCTTCTTTAATAATTTCTCTAATTTTCATTTAGATTCCATACTTATTACGCTTCTTATTAGCAACTGGACTGGCTTTATGTACGTCATTAGTTTCTTTAGACTTCTTAGAAGACCCTATTGATTTACTACTAATTCCTAATTGTTTTGCAGCAGATTTTAAAATTTGATCATCACCGTCAGTGTATGTCATAGTAATAAAATCTCCACCGACTGGTCCTTCTTTTGGTACTACATCTCCGCCCGGAGCACATGCTAATGCCAATCCAAACCGATAAGCATAATATGGATTATTGTTATTGTTTAACGCAGGCCATGCAGTCATATCAGGACTTGCATCAAGAGCACTTTTTCGTAGTTTTTCTTCACGTAACATTGTAGCTTGCATTTCTTGTAATGCAATTTCAAATTCTCGTATATCTTCGTTTGTATATCGTTTCATTTTTTATTCCGTTGTGCAGTTCATTCCTTCTCTAGTAGCTTGGTATAACGATTTACCACATACTGTGATATCATCACTTACACCAGTTATTAGTTGGAAATTAATTTTGTCACCTAATTTAGCGTATTCACGTGCTAAGGTACCGCTAGCGTTATTAGTTTCATCTGTACGATCACCACTGTTAACAAATTTTAATACTACATGTTCTCTACCATTCGGGCCTCGTGCATAGTCCGATGTACGAGATGGACCGCTATTCCAATTGTTAAGTGCAGTTTCTAAGCTTCTAGTACCTGTACCTAGTCTATCACTACCTGCAACAAATGTCATATGTCTATATCCCCTATCGTATAACCAACATGCAGCTTGCCATGGATCTCTAACATATTCAGTTACCATAAAGTTAGAATAATCGGGATGAATCTTTTTAATAAATTCAGCCTTTGTATCATAATCTAATGGATCGCTCGCTGGATCATGCTTGTTACTTGCAAATATAAATGCATGCTCTTTTCCAAGTTCTACCGTTTTCTGTATAATTTTTTTATGCCCAACAGTAGGAGGATTCATTCTACCAAAACAAAAAGTTGCCATTGGCATTTTACTTTTTTCTTCAATTTCCTCTGCAGATACTTTATATTTAGAAAAGTTAGCTCGACTAAATTCTAATCGATTTACAATTTTTAGTTTGTCAATACCAACGCCGCACACATAGCCTTCGTGACTTATAATACTATTTATAATAGGTTGCACAGCACTGTATAGTTGTTGTTCATCGATTTGTCGTTTAATGTCTAATTTAAGATCGGAAATTGCGCTCCATATTTCCCACAATCCAACAATGCCATTGTAAATATCTTTACGCATTTTTCCATTTGGTAAAAATAATTTAGTACGAGCAGAGTTAGTTAATCTCGGAGTGGCAAACTCGATAAATCTTGAAGTAATATTAGTTGATAGATCTCCACTACTAATCATACTAGTAATAAATGGACCCATTGCACTAGTAACGCATTTGCATTTTAACTCTGTTAATTTAGCATTAAACACGTCTACAGTGCTACTGTGTGTTGTTATTGCATGTTGTGCAGCTAACAACAATGCACTGTTTATAGTAATATTTGGATGGTTACTCATTTCGGTTGCAATAAACGTAATATCTTTACATTCTGAAAAACCGTTAAAACTTGTAATTGGTTCGTCCTCTGCAGTTAAGCCAGGAATGAAAGTGTGTACAGCAATACCACCGATACTATTATTAATAGATTTTCCTAATTCACTATTATGTTTAACACGATACTCAACAGTGTTAGGTTTAAAAACAAATGAATCTTCGACGCTATTAGGAGTATTGACCCATAATAAGTCTCCCATGTAATAGGTATCGGTGATATGTGGAATGATTTTGTCTAGTGCAGGACGCAATATATCTTCTTTGTCCCATAAATCTGTGCGATTAGCATTGCGAGAATTGTCGTATTCTCTAATTGAAGTAAATTCGAGATTGCATTTAGCAATCTGTTTGAACATGTGCTTGTCAACGAGTACTAATGTTCCGTTTTTGTCTCTACCAAAAACTATTGCAGGAAAGCCATCCCATTTAATAGTTAATGTGTTAGTGTTAAAAGAAAGACTACTGAGTTCATTAACTGCTCTTTGGGCTCCGTTAGATCCATCTGTTATAATAAGATCTTCAGGGTGTGCAATTCCTGCCATATTGTTACCTATAGTAAATAATTGTTAAGTATCGTAGTGTCCGTCTTTCATGTTTGTAGACACTTCATCAAAAATCTTTTTACAAACTTCTTTCCAAATCTTTGTTTCTATATCAGTAGGTAATTCACGAATTGGATATTGTTTAATATATTGTTTATACCCTTTAGCTACTGCAGATTTAAAAATAGTATATTTAACTTCTTCATCTGCTGTTATTTTGTCAACACATTTAAGAATAGCAGGATGTAAGAATCGACGATATACGTCATCGTCGTTATTAAGATAAAAAACTAAATCATCAGCTAAGTCAAAATCAATTTCATTGCCTTCTTCAGTTTGTTTAATAAAGTTGTCACTATTAAAGTGAGCGTTTTCAAGTAAATCAGTGATTCGCATATTAAATTCCGGAGTTATTAATATATTTATCATTAAGTATCCTGTCAACTGTTAGGTTAACATTACCTAAATGTAGTCTTACAAATAATAAATTATGTTCACCGGTTACATATAGGTGTGTTCCGGAATTATAAACACCTGGCGATGTTAACGTGTGCTTTGTGCGATTTTGTAGTTTAACGTTTTTGTTACCTTCGGCCCATTCTACAAACTCTTGATTAACTTTTGTTACAGATCCTAATGTAACACGAAATTCATACGGTGTATCTGGCATGTACACCATGCCAGCTTCTAACCCGTCTGGCGGTAGTCCGATAGATATAATTAGATTTTCTGCTAATATATCTCTTAAATGTTCTATATCACTATAGGTATTTGTATAAATGTGTAATCTCGGTGCTTCGTACCGTGTTGCAACGTGCTCCATTGACATAATATACTCATACAGCTGAGGTAATACTAATACCTCAGCTTGTATATCTTTTCGATAAGCCGAGTAATCAGTCGACAATATAGTACTATATCGTTTAGTGTATCGAGCTTTATCTTTGCCTTGAAATATATCGCCGTGATAAAGGCGAAGTACAATACTGTACTTAAACTCGCCTTTATATAGTTTTTTGACTGTTGTGTACATCATTCTTGATTCATTGCACGAATATGATCAACAGTTAACAACGGTGCTTTAGTAATTACTTTAGGTTTAGCAATTAATGATATTTTATCATTATCAACACTAATCGTTAACCATCCTCCGTTTTTAAGATCACCAAATAACATCATTTTAGCAAGATCACGTTTGATCTCTTTATCAATAATGCGATGTAATGGTCTTGCACCCATTTTAGGATCAAATCCTTTCTCTAACAACCAATTAGTTGCTGCTTTATCGATCTTAATACGGATAGCTTTTTCTTTAACTTGCTCACGTACTTCATCAATGAACTTGTTAATTACCTTAATCATTGAATCTTTACCTAATTTATTAAACGTGATAACACCGTCTAGTCTGTTACGGAACTCAGGCGATAAAAACTTCTTAAGATCTGCATCTGAATAGTCTTTTTCTTGAGTACCAAACCCGATCTGATTCTTTTCTGCAGACTGAGCACCAGCATTAGTAGTTAGAATTAGTACAATATGCCGGCAATCGGCTTGTTTACCATTTGATCCTGTAATAAAGCCGTTGTCCATCATTTGTAATAATACTGTAGATACATCAGGATGTGACTTTTCAATCTCATCAAACAATAGTACAGAGTTAGGATTCTCTTGAATTTGTGTAATCAAAAGACCTGCGTTGTCTTCAAATCCTACATAACCTGGAGGACTACCAATAAGTTTACTAATACTATGTTTTTCTTGATATTCAGACATATCAAAACGTAGTAATTTAGTATTCAAATGTTTAGCAAGTGCTTTAGCAGTCTCAGTTTTACCGCAACCTGTAGGACCCATAAACACAAAGCTACCGATTGGTTTGTTTTCTGGCTTCAATCCTGCTTGTGCAACCATAATTTTGTCAACAATTTCAGTTAGCGCAGTGTCTTGACCGTATACTTCTGCTTCTAACTTTTCTTGCAATGTTGCAATCGAGGACGTTTCAGTTTGCATAATTTGTTCAACTGGCATGTTAACCATTTTAGCTAATTCAAACTGGATCTCAGCTTCTGAAACAACACGTTGATCAGCAATTTTTAAATTAAATCGTGAACATGCACAGTCAATTAAGTCGATCGCTTTATCAGGTAGTTTTTTATCTGCCTGATATTTCACAGATAACTTAATAGATGCTTGCAATGCATCATCTTTAATTTTAAGTTTGTGATGATTTTCGTAATATTTCTTAATACCTTTAAGAATTTGCAATGTCATCTCTTGTGTAGGTTCGTCAATTGTGATACGCTGGAATCTACGCATTAATGCACGATCTTTTTCAAAATGTTTACGATATTCATCCCAAGTAGTAGATGCAATTACTTTAATATTGCCTTTACTTAATGCAGGTTTCATCATGTTAGCAAGATCGTTAGCCGAATTGCCAGATGCACCTGCACCACTGATCATGTGTGCTTCGTCAATAAACAATACGCATTTACCTAACTTTTGTAAAGACTTAATAACTGCTTTAAATCTTTCTTCAAAATCGCCTCGATATTTAGATCCTGCTAACATTGCGGCAATATCAAGGTTATATACTGTATAATCTGTTAAAAACTCAGGTACTGCACCGTTAACGATGTTATATGCAAGACCTTCAGCAATTGCAGTTTTACCTACACCTGGATCGCCCACCATAATAACATTGTTTTTACTACGACGGCCTAACGCTAGTGCAATATGCTCTAGTTCGTCTACACGACCGATAACAGGGTCAATTTTGTTATTTTTAACTTCGTCATTTAAGTTAGTAGTATATGCTTGTAATGCTTTATTACTAACTGGTGCACCACGACCACCTTCGGAAACAACGTCGTCTCCTGATGCATCTGTTACATTTTGCAAGTATTCATTAAATTTCTCTTTAGTAATGTTAACTTGCGACACGTAAAAGAATGCCCACGAACGTTTTTCACCTAACATTGCTAAGAAAAAGTCAGCTGGTTCAATTTTTTGACCGCCATTAAACAATACTTGAGTAAATGATCTGTTTAGTGATCTCTCAACGGCTTGTGTTTTCTTAGGTTTAACTACAACGTCGACTGTAGTAATTTCATGGCATTTTGTTTGTAAATGTTCTAATACTAAATTTTTTAGATACATTGTATCAGCACCAAAATGCTGTAATGTAGCAGCAAACGTTTCGTCTTCCATGAGCATCGAAAACAAAACATGTTCAAGTGTTACATACTCGTGATGCATATTTTTTGCTGCAGTGATTGCTTTGTCAAAAATTGCTTGTAATTTTTCGCTTGGTTCGACCATGTTAGTTCCTTGTAGTAGTAAGTAAAGTTATATTATACAGTATACACAGTTAAAGTCAACTTAATTGACTACTTATTTGTTGTAATTGCGCAATAACAGCAGGATTAGTAACGGCTGGTATCTTTATTTTAACAACTACAACAAATCTTCCAAGTTGCCTGTTATGTAAGTTAGTAAATCCCGCGTTTATTTTAGCGTATTCTGTTCCAGATTGCATTCCGGGTTTAATTGTAATTGTGTGATCCGATCCTGTAAGGGTTTTAACAGTTTTAGTACAACCGATCATTGCTTCAATCGGACTAATTTCTAAAGTTGTAAAAATATCATTTCCTTCGCGTTTAAAGGTTGGATCTGGTAATACATTTATTGTAACATTGAGGTTTCCTCGAGGAACTCCTGGTTGAGAATCATCTCCTAAACCGTCGTATCTAATAGTATCTCCGTTGTCAATACCTGCAGGAACATTGATTACTACGTGTTGTGGTTGACCACTCGGTAAGTGAAAATTAGCATCTAGCTGTTTTCCTTTAAACGACTCGGCTAATGTTACTTGTACTTGTAAATTTAAATCTCGATTACGGCGCTGTTGAAATCCATGCCCGAATGGGTTACCGCCATGCTGAGTAAATATGTCATGCATATTAAAATGAAAATGTTGAGGACCTCCGAATGAATTTCCAAATCCTCCAAACGGATTTCCATTTTGCTGCATGTCATATTCTTGACGTTTTTGCGGATCACTTAATGTGTCGTAGGCTACAGAAATATCTTTAAATGTAGCCTGATCTCCTTCTGCCTTGTCTGGATGATACTGATTAGCTAATTTTCTGTATGCTTTTTTAATTTCGTCTTGTGATGCATCGTTTGATACACCTAATGTTTCATAATGTGATTTCATGTTTTATTCCTACAGTTGTCTCCGTGCCATCTTCGATAATTACCTAAAGTAAATGTTCGATTACAAAATTCGCATTTAGTTTTTCCTGCTGCCATTGCAGCAAGATATGCTGTTCTTTCATGATCGGGTTGTTTTGAACCTTTTTGTGTGTTACTACTTTTTCTTTTTGATTCTTCACTTCGAGGTTTACCGTATAATGGATGATTATTACCTTTCATTCGTTCTGACTGAGCCGGATTTTTCTTTCCTCCCCATACACTTTTTTCGCCAATATATACTCCTTTTAATTTGGCACTTCTTTTTGCACGAGTTTCTAAAGATATTCCAGATCCGCCTTCACCGCCGTCAGTTTTATTATAAAGTATCCCAGTACTTAAATCTTTCCGACCCCACCATTTAATCATTCTCCTTTCTATTGCAAAAGCACCAATTTCAGTTAAGTTAGTTTCTAACATAACAATTTTAGAATGGTCAGACGGAATAGGAAATGTATGTTTTTGGTATGCTCTGTTTCCGCTACCTTTTCCAATATAATACGGAGTTCCTGCAGATGCAGTTGTGGAATCTTTAGATCTAATGTACGCATATACGTAAAATTTACATGTCGATGAATTTGTAATCATAATAAAAGGTCAGTTTGTATAGTAATTATACTATACAAAGACTGACCTGTCAAGATTTTGATTACTTACGTTTTTTAACTACTTTTTTTGGTGCAGGTTTAGCTGCTGGTTTTACAACTGGTTTTTTAGGTGGAACTTTTTTACCTTCAAATTTCTTATGAACTTTGATAGTTTTGCATTGTTTCTTACCTTTTACAGTTTTGCAAACTTCTTTAGTAGTTGGACCAACG